AAAAAATGTTCCGAATGCAAGAGCAGTACGACAAGACTATTCTGAAAAAAAAAGTATTGTTAGAACAGTTGCAAAAAGTGGAACAGAAAACAAAAAAGTTAGCTTGGAAGTTACATCAAATTAAGTACCACCAACCAACTTTATAACTAGAGAGATAAAAAGATATGAAAAAAACAATACTTACCTTAGCAATTTATTGCTTTCTATTATCTGCTTGTGCCTATAAACCTATTATAGATACAGCTGGTAGATCAGGAACTTTCGATAACGATAGGGCAAATTTAATTTCTGACGATATAGTTATCTGCGAACAACTTGCTAAGAAAAATACTAATCATTTAATAGAGTCTTATAAAGTAGTTCACAATTGGTATATAAGACCACAAACATTATGGTTAATGCCTAAAGCTGAATACACTAACAAAAAACTTGTAAAGAATTGCCTTTTAAATCGTGGCCATTCTGTAATTAACTAGGAGAAAACATGAACAAAACAATAGAAGAAATAAATATATCAATAAACAACCTACTAGAAGAATGGAATATAAGCAGAGAACATAACGATAAGATTGTTACTCATGTTATAGGGTTACAATTAAGGAAGATCAGATTGGTTAATAAGATGACCCAAACAAGAGTTGCAAAAGCTATCAACGTAACATTTCAACAAATTCAAAAATACGAAAAAGGTACAAATCTTTGCAATGCAATAAATCTATTAGCTTTATCAGAATACTTTAATGTATCATTAGTTTATTTCGTACAACCAATATTAGATAAGGAATTAACACTTTTAAGTAAAAGGAGAGAGAATGGATTTATCCAAAAACAAGACTTTAACATGGCAAGATAAAAGATTAGATGCTATCAATAGAGCAGTATATAGAAGAATATTACCTCATTGGTATGTAATAGAAGAATATATTAATGTGTTAAATTCTAAAGCTAAAAATAAAAAACAATATAAGGGAGAGAATAATGCCAAAACAATACTTAGAAAATAAATTAGGTAATAAAATTGAATATGACCCTAATGGTAAAAAATATAGATACAAAGTTAATAATGAACCTAAATCAAGTGTAACTACTGTAATTAATAAACGAACTAGACCTGATTTAAAAAAATGGTACAAAAAAAATAGAGATGACTCTATTAAAGAAATTATGCTTGAAGATAATCAACCACTAGATAAGATTAATGCTTTTATTGAAAAGGTAAAAGATAGAGCAGAAAAAAAAGAATCTTTTGGTCGAGATATAGGAAGCCAATTACATGATTGGATTGATATATATTTTAAAAGTAAAAAAAAACCTGTACTACCAGAATCAGAACCATTGAGAACTATGGCTCAAAAATGGTTAAGGTTTTGGAAAGGACAAAAGTTTAAAGTAGTTGCAAGTGAATTACCTTTATATAGTTCCAAATTTGATTGTTGTGGAACTAATGATGTAATTGTAACTAAAGACTCTTGGAATGGCCAAAATGCAGTATTAGATTGGAAAACAAGTAAAGATTATAGTTTCGATCAAGCTATCCAAGTAGAAATGTATAGACGATTTATAGAAGAAACAACCGACTTTAAAATACAAAAACTCGCTGTAGTTAATATACCAAAAGAACCTCAAAAAGAAGTTTCTATGTATGTTATTAAAATAGATGAGAAATATTTTAAAGGCTTTAAAGCTATGAAATATATAGATAAGCTAGAAAGTGAATTTAATGCAGACTTAAAAATATGGAAAAAGGAGAATAAAAACTATGTATAAAAAACCAAGTAGTGAAGATTTTATTACACATAAATTAAGTGTAATATTAGATCATACAAACAGTAAAGGTTGGGATTATAAATCTAAACCCAAAGTTACTTTTTATGATGAAACCACAAAAAAAAAAATAAGTCCTTATCAATTCCAACAATGGATAGATAGCCATCATATAGTCGATATGATTAACAGAGGTGCAAATCTTAAAATAGCAACGCAAGATTTTGAAGAAGAACCTAATAAGTATTCTGATGGTCTTAAAAGAAAAGTTATATTTTATTTTAGCGCATTAAAAAATCAACCAGCTAAACCTATTGATGGTTTAAAACCTATTGGTCAAACCATGCCACAATATACTCAACAACCAATGACAGAAGCACAACCATCAGCACCAGATCATGCTATGCCTGTTCAAAAAATGGAAGATATGGACGACGAGATTCCATTTTAATTATGACAAAAGAACTTATTAGCGAGATTGACAAACTAAAACGTGATCTCGCTTTTAAGAGAGAAGAATTACAAGCTATGTATTTAGAACATAAAGGTTTAGTAAAGAAAGTAGAAAGTTTAGAAAAAGAAAATCATAGCTTGAAACAACAAATAAAACAGTTAGAACAAGAGGCAGAGGAGATGTTATTATACCCATGATTATATTAGGAAAAACACCGAATGAATGGAAAGAAATAGAAGAAAATTATAGACGAGAATATGTAATTTTTTTAATTGGGTTTATATTAGGAGTTATATTGATATGAGTTTAAGTTTTAAATCTTATGAAGAACTAGAAAGAGCATCAGAAAAATGGGCTGAATGGCATAAAAAAGTAATTATACTTGATGAGGGTCGTAAAGCTACATTTAGTAAAGTATTTTTAAAACATAAATTAGATTCTAAAAGTATTACTGAGGCAGAGCATAAAAGTAGAGTAGATGAAGAATATACAAAAATTGTAGAACAATATGCTAATGCAGAGGAAGAATTAATTAAAGCTAGATACCATTGGTCAAATTTATCTCAGTACCTAAGTATGAAGCAATCAGAGATAAAACGAGATTTAGCTTTAGCAGGTAAAGTTTAAATGAATTCTACTAGCGATATAACGATTTGCTCCCAATATATGAGTTTAGTAGATAGAGCCATCAGCGAGAGTTGGTGGCTCGTTAAAAGAATTTTGGGAAGAATAAAGATAGTTTAATAAACGGCTATCGCTTTGGATTGCCCCAAAATAACTAGGGTGGATTTAATCTCTCTCTTTACCACCCTAGTTTCTAGTAACATCAAAATGTTTTATATCTGTATCTTCGTGTATTCCTGTATAAGAATATTCATAGTTGACTAAATCAACATCATTTCTTCTTTTAACTTCTTCAATCATTTCATTAACTTTTGTGAAGTATGGGTAAGTATCTATAAATCTAAAGTTGATATAACTTCCATAAGGATTGTTATATGTTTCTAATTGTAGTTCTAAATCTGTTATTACTGCATCAACTTTTAATTTGTCCATTTGGACACTATACTATTTCTTTCGCATGATGTCTGCACCTTTAAGACCATAGATTGCAGAAACTACTCCGATAAAAATAGCTTGATACCAATAAGGTAAGTCTTTAAAATATTCAAAAAATAAATCTAATTTATTACGAATGTCAGGGTCGTCAGAGAAAACAGAATAACCCAATATAAGAATAGGCAAAGATACAAGAACAAGGACAAATTCATCTTTCCAACCATTATCATTACTTTCAATAATTTTTGCTTTATATTCAATTTCGCCTTTCGCCATTTGCTCTGCATGACGCATTTGAGCATTTGACATTAATTCTTTTGTTCGTTGTTTATTTTGGTAAAGTTTAGCTCCTGTCTTTACACCCAAAGATAATAAATTCAACCACATTTTAACTCCTTTGCTAATTCACAATAGTGTATAATTTTATCATACTTTTCTTTTAAGTTCTCTCCCTTTTTATTCCTAACTGCATATTTCACAATATTACCATCTATGAAGTCTAAATTATGCGATACAATGAGTTCTATTGGCTGTATTTTACCTTTGTAATGGTTGCCACCTATTTGTTTGTCAGTAGCTTTCTCTGTGGCTCTGTGTGGCTTTAACCTAGACAATTTTACCTATCCAATCTCCTTTTTTGTCCAAGATCATTGGATATAGTCTAGGTTGTCCATTTATTATAGCACCTGTACCAATTACAAATCTTAGTCTGTGATTCTTCGAGTATAGAAAATTAAGATTTGATTGTTTAGTAAGACACCCACATTGCAAAGACCAAATTAAATTATCAGGGTTGCTAAAATACTGTATGTTAAACTTGGAGTGGAAATGAAATTGGCAAACATTTTTTCCAAATTGCATGGCTAATTTTAGACCATCACTAGCCATTCCATGTGTAAAATAACATTCTGAACCATCACTTAATTTAAGGTTTAAATCATCTACCCATTTCCATTGATGATCTATTTCTAAAAATTCATTATATGATCTTAAATATGCTTTTGGCATACCATGTTTTAATGCTCGTCTATAAATTAATGATGAATGGTTTGAATGGAGTAATGTCATTTTAGGAAATATCTTTTTAAGTTCCCAAATATATTTTTTACTTATTCTTAATTCATCTCCAGCACTTGGAAGATCAGGGTCAGAGTCGTGCATTGACAATGCGTGTTTATCTAATTCATCTCCACCTCCTACGATAATTTGAGGTCGTAAAATTTTTTTTAATGCTTTTAAAAAATCAAATGCTTGTGGGTGGTGTGCTGGAATATGTAAATCTGAAACACATAAAATTGAATTATAAATCATACAAGTTTTACTTGTATAACTATTTAGTCAAAATGTAAAGTATCTGGGTTAAGAACACTAAAGCAACTGCACCAACTCCATAAACTATCCATGTATTTAATTTATCAAATTTAGAATCAATCTTATCTATATCTTCGTGCATGTGTTTTAGATGATTTGTTTTTATAATTTTAATTTCTCTCGACAATCCTTTTATATGTCCATACAAAGAAATGATATGCTCTCCTGTTGTTCTAGGCTTCTTAGTCATTTCTTTTTTTTTCTTAAATCTGTGTCGTGTTTTCTACTTCCTCTTAAATAGGAGTTTACTCTTGCCATAGCCCAACCAGCCATTGGTATTTTTGGTCTTGAACCAGAAGATAGCCAAGCACCTTGACCTCTACGATATACTTTTTTTAATGTGCCTAAAGTTATGTTTTTTCTGTTCTTAGCTTTTGCTCTTAGTGTAGCAATAACTCTAGCAGATAATGGTTTTCTTCTAACTGCCATTATTTTACTCTCGCTTTAAACATTGATCTTGGTATTCTAGCACCTGATTTATATGCTTTTGACATATATTTAAGTAATTCAACTCTAGCTGATCTTTTACCACCTTTAAGACCTGATAAATATTTTTTAGGAATTTTACTTTTTTTATCTTTTGGAACTCTACGTCTTTTCATTTTCCTACATTCCTCATAGCTTTAGTATGTGCAGATTGAAAAGTAGCACCTTTTTTTAATGCTCTGGCCATAGATCGCATGTGTTTTAGACTATGATGTCTTGCGTGTGCTTTCATAGTCTTTTGTTGTCTTGGTTTAAGACCTTTTATGATTCCTGTGATAGATGCTACTTTTACCATTTACTTCTTCTTCTTTTTTTTCTTTTTCTTTTTTTTCATTGGTCTTGAATAACCATATCCTGTACCTCTAGGCATTATTTCCTCGCTTTCTTTTTCTTCTTCTTTTTATTCATAATAGCTTTTTGTAAAGCCATTGGTAGTTTCTTTTGTTTTTTAGTTAGCATAATATACTCCTAGTTTTGCATTTTACCACCAGACCATTTTGCTTCTGGTAATCCATTAGTATATGATTTGCCGTCAAATGTTAATACTTGTTTTCTATTAGAACCATCTTTATACGAAACATGAATCCACCCACTATTAGGTTCGCCTGTCCAATACTCTAAAATTAACTGATCAAAGTCACAATGGTTTTGAATCCACAATGCTACTTCTAAATTAGAAACACCAGCTATTTCAAAATCTGTTGCGTTTCCTGTAGTATGTTGTGATGTTTTTTTACTACCAATAGCTTCGCATAATTCCTCTGATCTATAACCAGATGTAATAGTAACAGGCTTATCAAACTTTGCTCTTACAGGTTCAAGTACCTCATAACAAAGATCGCCTAAGTTTTTTATCTCTCCACTTCCAGCTTTATTTTTTATACCCTTACGAGTTGCAGTTTGGCTCTTTTCAAATTCTTCTAATGTGAAATGTTTGCTTAACTGCATGATACCTACTTTTCTTTTTCTTGTTTATCTTCTTGTTGTTCTTCAACAGGATTACTTTCTTTAAACTTCTTTACCCAAAATTCAGATAAAATTTCTAAATCTTGAACTTGGGAAAGTAGATTATTTTTAGTTTGTTGTATGTTTGCAAGTTTAGTTACTACATTGACTTGCTCATCTGTCATTTTTTCTTTTTTATACTCTTTACCATCAATGGTTATATCTGACATTACCACTCCTTTGTTTTAGATACAGTTTCTGGGTTTTTTTGTGCTTCTATTTGTGCATCAAGATTAGCTTTCATCTCGTCTTCAGTTTGTTCTTGATTTTCAAGAACACAAGTTACACAATGCTCTTTAGTCATAGCATCAAAATCCATGCCATCAGAACCTGCACAAGAGCCATACATAGATGCAGAATTTTCTCCATCAACTGCTGTATATCTCCAATGTATTGTCTTTACTTTGTTCTCTGAATCACATTCAAAGTTAGGGAAAGACCATTCGTATGTTGTACTCATATTGTTTTCTCCTTATATGTTTTCTTGGTTATTTTTAAAAGTTTCATAGTCAGCTTTTACTTTATCTGTCCAGACTGCGTTACATACTGCTTGAACCTCTGAGTGTTCATTAGATATATCT